GAAGAACAGGGTAAGCAAGAGCACGAACCAGAATCAACAGCTTTGGCGGATTTTGTAAAGCTCGCTGTTCTTACATGGTCGATTGCAATGCTCAGCCTCAACTACCTGGGCTATGTCAAAGCAATGGACCCAACATTTCCTGCCTCGTTGCTTACTGGAACGATGACCAGCTTTGGCGTCAACATCAAACGCGCCAATGGCAAGAAGAAAGAAGAGCCTACACTTAAGGAAGAAACCCCTACGTCCAAGCCAAAATGAGACGTTTTCTCTTTGTATCGTGTCTAACGTTTTTTGCGGTAAGTCCTGCTTCGGCGGATATTACAAGCAAAATTCAATCATCGATCTCGCTAACTGTTGATGGCGCAGCATCCCAAGCAAATCGCATCGGCTCTTCACTATCTGTATCTGGCTCTAACGTCACTTTGGGTACTGCTCCTAAGTTCGGGAGCTATAGCGCAGGGACCGCTCTTGGTTACACTCCTGGCGTGTTTACTATTACTACTGCTGGTGACAGCTTTTCATACTCAGAGTCATTCTTAGGCGGCGATAATACTCCAACAGTTTTATCAACAACAGTTACTGCAGGTGTTGTTCCTGCATTGCCAACTTTTGGGAGCACTTTGACTCAAACTGGAGGAGTGGCTGCGACGTTAGCGGGCTCGCTTGATTCTGGCGGTGCAATGTCGATTACTGCAGGAGGCGCGGGCACTGCGGCAGTGGCTCAACTGGTGATGGAGCTCACTGTTAAGTGAGAATCTTGTTGTTGTTGCTTTTAGTTGCCCCAGCTCAAGCGATTCCGGTGGTGCCTTCATTCACCTCAGGTACTTTGACCAGCACGACTCAAACCAAGACCAAAGTTGTTGAAGTCATCAATTCTTACGATTATCGCAGCGGTTGGGAGTGGTCTGTAACTGGGACCAACATTGCGCCTGTTGGTGGCGCAGTCTCTCCGGCAGGTTTAACTACAACGACTAACAGCATCAACGGTGTGGCAAGCCGCTGGACTGGGTTGGACCCGGCCACTAAACCCGTTTGGAATATCGTGACCCCCGGCGCTGCTTTTCAAATGACCGAGACTTTAAGCGGCCCAGGGCTTACGCAACACACACTAATAAATAGAGAAACAGACGTAGAGTCTCTGACCGAAACAACTTCTGTGTTTACGCAGTAATGAAGCGTGCTTTAGCGGTTTTTTTGTTTATTACTGGGCCTGTAAATGCTCAGGTAAGTGGTACTGCAGCCCCCGTTGCGAATAGTTCGGGCTCAGTTACAAATATGGCCATTCAAAATATACCTGGAAGACAATTTACAAATACTTATGGATCAGGAATTAGCTGCCAAGGTGCTACTTTAAACATTAGCCCATTTGTTAATGGGCAAACTGGCTGGGCTAGCCCTTATGAAAAATATTACGACGAAAACGTGTACGATACTTTAGATTTAGTGGGAGCTTTTGACCCCGAAGGTAACCCTCAGCCGGACGGCATTCCTGACAACCCAGGCAACATATTGTACACAAAACCAATTAGAACTGGACAAAAACAAAATACATCTATTAACGCCGGAATTACTGCCACAATTTCTATCCCACTTGATCGTCATCACGTTAGAACTTGCCGCAAAGCTGCAGAGAAGCAAGTCCAAATTATGGAGGCAACATTGGCTGACCGTAGATTAAATTACGAAATTGCGAGATTAAAAAATTGCTCAGAACTTATGAAACAAGGAGTAATTTTTCACCCTTCCAGTCCTTATGCGTCGATCTGTGCTGATGTTGTCCTGACTAACCCGCCAGGTGTCTTGCCGCCCCACATACATTCAATCCCTACTTCTTTAAAGACCTCTGAAACTTCCGGCGTTGCCAAGCCGACTCCACAACAACCTTCTTCCCCAGCTTCTCCTTAATCTTCTTGATCGTCTTTTTGACAATAGGCTTGATCGCTTTTAACAAAATGTCGCCTAATGGTTTAGCAAGGATGGCACTTGTAACACCTATCGCGGCAACTCCCGCAGTCGTAAAAGCAGCAGGCGCAGAAGGAGCCCAAAGGCCGACAATCGTTGGTATGTCCAGCGGGTCGAGCTGTGCTTTGCATTCTCCATCGATCCGTTCATAGCCAACAATCACCGCAGTCTGCTGTTTATTTTTAGCGCCAATAGGTATTGCGTCTGGTGGCGGACATGGCAACTCTGTGTCTACATTTGGAATGCCGGTTGGGTTGGACGCCATCGGTGAAGGGGGCTTAGCCGGTTGCTGGGAGGCAGCCGGTTTTTCTTTTGGCGCCTCAATAGATGGCGGCTTAGCTGGCCCATAAGTCAACGTGCCTGGAGTGAAATCGAGCGCATTGAACGAAGGCATTTCAGCCCCGTGACACAAAACCACATTCCCACGAGGGTCGTTGTCGTATGCGCTTTTATTTCCAGGCTGCACTGATCTGGACTCAACGCATCCAGGAACGTGAGCAACGGGGAATCCATAACCAGGGATTGACGTTATCGGTGGTGCAGACGGGATGCTCTGCGGCGGAAGGCTACGCCAAGCTTGTATTTCTTGAACGCCAATGGGCCTTACCCCAACTCGCCCGACACCAATTTCCGGGATGCTTGGCACTAAATCAGAACGGCGAGTTAATGCTGCTTGGGACTGGCAAGCCTGTTTCTGATGGCAGCTCAGGCATCACGTCATCAATCTGACCAGGAACTATGTCAGTTACCAACTTTGTCAATTCAAGTTTTAACTCACTCATGTAATACTTCGTCAGCGATGGGATGCGGGTGTAAAGCACCAACGACCCAACGACCATCGTTCCAGACATGACAAAACCTAGAACGCCAAGCAGGTTAAAAACCTTTTGCATGATCAGGCTCCAAAGAAAAACCTCCCTTGCTGTGTGAGACCAAGGGAGGTGCAGTTGCTCTTCCGGCTAAATGCTAGCTCAGAAGTTGTACTTCATGCCAATCTTGGTGCCGACATTAGCTGCGTCGAAATCGTCAACAGTGATGAAGCTGACTTCGCCATAAAGGTTGAGGTTTTTGTCAGCAGTGATGGCAACAGCGCCGCCAATCTTGCCGGAAAATTCAACGGACGCCTCGTCATTGTCAGGTGAGATCAAAGCCGGACCAGCCTGCAAATACCAAGAAGTGTCTTCACCAGCCCCTTCAACACCAATGTGAAAATCAGTGGTTGAACCAACGAAATCCATATCCAAGCCATCGCCACCGGCAAAGCCAGCGTTGTTTTCAATGTTTAGATAAGGGCCAGCGAGGGCAGACGCTGGTGCCAATGCAACTGCCGTAGCGGCTGCAGAAATCACAAAAGACTTGATCATTTTGAGAAGAGGATAGGTTTCCTTGCACCAGATTAACTGGCCTAGTCAATGGACGGTTTTGAATGTGTTTGTCAGTTTTCATCCGTTCCAGGGAACGTTGAAAAATGCTTCTTGTGTAGTCCGGTGTAAAGACCACGCCTTGGATGGTCTGGATTGTCGCGACCTTCAAGCTTGTAAAGCATGTCCATCCAAACAACGCGGTTGTTCATTGCTTCAAGATCCTCTGCCCCTGGCTTGCAAGGAATCAGTGGATCAGGTCTAGCAGTCACGTCGCTCATCCTCATAAAGGTCGTCATCTGGATCAAAGGCTAGGACAAGGGTTGTTAGTACAACCCCAGCTAGCACCCCAAAAACAAAGGTCATGAAGGCTTAGTTGGCCAAGTCATCGTATGCGGGAATCCATCTGCTAACGGTAAATCGCGCAATGCCTGACGGTATGTCTTCATTGCAGCTGAAATGTTCGTTCCAGTCTCTTTCGCCATGACAATTACCCAGTCAGTTTCAGCAATGAGCCTGTCACGCTCGGCACGCACAGAGGCAGCAGCTTCGCTGTCAATACGTGCTTTGTATGCAATTTCATTGTCGGCTGCTGTCGTTACGTTGCCGTCGTCATCAGTGGTATCAGTGAAAACTGGACCAGCAATGAACTTGGTGAACCATTGCCCATCAATCTCTTCAACACCATCACGGGTACTGACGCCATAAGGAGCAGTGACAGTTGCCGACGCTCCATTCAAAACAGAGTCATAGCCAAAGCTATTCAAAACCTCCGTCGTGATCTGTTTCGGGAAGCTGGTGTTGGGGTACTCAGCTTTGAACTGACTGACAGTGGTAACAGCGCCTGTGGAGCGGTTGCGAATTTCCATGATGTAAATGCGTTGGTGGCAGTTTAGCCGCTAGGCAATGGCAAGAAAAATGTAGGTGCCGCCGGATTCGTTCCATTGAGCGTAAGATCCGTTAATTGTAAATCCAGCAGCAAGGGGATCAATATAATCACCACTTATTTGTGATGCGGTTGAGTTGAATGCGTAAGCAAAGTCATTGCCGGAAACAATGCCGCGAGCTGTATCAAAAGCATACCAATTGCCAGTGGTATCAGTTCGTTTGATTAGTACAAACCTTGCACCATTTGTAAACCCGCAGTCAATGTTTAGAGCACTACCAGTTCCAGTGTAAGTACCTGCTTTAGATATTCCAGGCAAATCACCAAATAGGTAAGCTATGTAAGTATTGCCGCTGCCATTAGCACCTGCCAAACTCCCAACGCTGAAAACACTGCTTGTTGGTAAAGTGCTGTTAAATAGACCTCCATTTCCTGCGCCAGCCTCAGTTTTGTTTAACTGCAACCAAGTGTTTGCGCCTAATGCATAGTGTTGCCAATACCAATTATATGTTGTGTCTCTTCCTTTAATAAGCACTACAGAAGGCACCGCACCAAGATTATGGTTAATCGTTGTTGCTGAACCTGTCCCGGTAAATGCAACTACATCCATAAAACCTGGGGCACGCTTTAAAGCATAAAAACACACCTGTCCCGCAGCTGTCCCAAGGCCGCCAAATCCAGTAAATTGTGTATTAGAATCTATTACAGTTTGTCTATTGCCACCCTCAACAGCAGTTGACGCCGAATCAAGAAATTGGGATGCACCAATAACCCTAGACCAAAAGTAAGTACCAAACCCAGCGATACCTTTTTCGATAACAAGATCAACAGGAAAACCACTTGTAAGGAAAGTAGTATAGTTATCATTACTTGCGGTTGTGAGAGCAAACACATCCGTTGCAACTTCAGGCGGTTTGTTTGGGCGACGGATTGCCATGTAGATGTAGGTTTCACCGCTTTCGTTAATATCTGAATCTCCACTAGTAAAACGAAAACCGTTAGCAGTAGGAATGATTCTGCCTGCAGCATACTCCGCGCTGGTACTTTCAGAAAAAAGGAATTTGTTTCGCATAACATCAAACATCCCCCATCCATAGCCATTACCTCCAGAAGAGGTGCATTTAAAAAGTATCCATTGAGCTTCAAAACCTAGATTAATTTCTTGTCCTGTTGATCCATTACCTGTATAACTCCCACATTTAATAATGCTTTCATCACCATCAGTGCCAAACTGTGCATCGTCATGAGCAAAGACGTAGGCGATGTAAGTTCGGCCGGAACCATTTACTCCGCCATCAGTACCAACACTAAATACTGAACTTGTAGGTGCTGTATAATTCCATACGGCTGTTGAGCCTGACGCATTGGTGCTGTTTAACTTTATTCTTTGA